ACTATTCTTTTGTATCGTGCTGTTAATGGCTGTCCTTGTATCGCCACATCTACTGGCATAGTCTTTAGAACAGAATCATATTTAAATCCAGCAGTCATAGAATCTACAGGTACATCTAAAGTAATTAGGTCATTAACATCTACAGTAAAATCACCAAGATATTCATTCCCACTTATGACTGATACACCAGCCTCGCTAGTTAAATGCGTTCCCACAGTCCATATATGTCCTTTTGTTACAGTAATAGCTGCGTTATCTGCTGGGGAAGATGCAAGATTTGTTGTTAGATTTAATGTTTGTTCTCCAGTTGCTAAAGTGCTTACGCCTGAAATGACATAAGTTCCTGATACACCAGCTATGGTAAATTCATCTCCTTCACTAAAGGATGGTGATATTCCATCAGCCAATAAACTATTTCCAGTTTGACTTCCTCCTTTTACTAAGGGTGTGGAGTGTTGATATATAACTCCATCTACATAAGAATCTAATGGCTTGGAATCATCCAAGTCCATCTTTTCCAAATAAACTTTACTGCTTCCGTTTATCTCCCTATGAACAATGGCGAACACTTCATTGACAACGGAAGTTATAGAGCCAAAGCCGAATGGCTTGTCCGTTGCTGAATCAGAATCTCCGTGAGTAGTCCACTTGGACCACCCTTGAACCTTGTCGCTACGCATAGTATGAAAAGCTGCAACACTTCCATCCGTGTTTGTTAAAAGCCAAAACTGTTCAGGTTGTTCTGTTGTTCCTTGAATGATGCCAGTATCTTGAGGACTATTAATAACATCTGTTAAGAATGAAATTGCATTGGAAGTATATCCATCCTGAACATCATCATAGATATATTCCCTAGCTACAGTTCCACTTCGCTGTATAAAATAAGTTGCTCCGTCTAATTGCTGTGGTCTAATTTTCTTTATGCCAAAAGAAGTCTGTCTTTTAAATCCTATATTGGTTGGTGAGATTCCACCTGTGGATTCAACTCGAAGATAATATTCTCCACTATCGGTAAAGAATTGTAGGTTTCTTCCTTGCATCATATAGCGTATTTCATCCACCCTGTCTGAACCAAGTGAAACATCTATTGCGTCATCAGCACTTGCGTTATCCAAGTCAAAGTTATAATACTCACCAATCTTGGATGCCATAATTCCTGATGGTCTTGCTGTGCTACCAGCTAGATACAGCCTGTCATCAAAGATAGATACTGCTTGTGGGTATCCCCTTACATCTGAGAATACCTGTTCTTTCCAATGGCGTGTTGCATTAGTTGAATCTAAAGTTTCCCTTACAGTAATAGTTACTTGTGTTCCTGAGGTATATCCAGTTACTTCCACTTGATGATATTTATTCGCTGGGTCATCCGTTAAACCAAAACGAGTTCCAACGTGTCCAGCAGCAAAAATAGATTCTGATGCTGTTAGTGTAACGCCAGTTCCACTTGTGGCACTAGGAGTTAAGGTAATATTCCAGTCATTGAATTTATAAAAAGGACAAAGGACAGTTTCTGCGTCATCCGTACCAGCCGAATTATCCATATTACATTCACCAGTATCATTAGTTTGAAAATGAAAGTTTCGTATCGAAAAATCAGTTGCAGAATTTCTTATATATTCCTGTATTGCAAAATCTTCGTGGGCGAAGAACATAGTATCGCCATATTGTGCATAGGTAATTTCATAAATATTATCTGCAGTCCAAGGACAGCTTGAAGTAGTATCAATTAAAGTTCCAGTTGTGGAATAAGCCTTTACTACACCAGCATACAATACAAGGACATACATCTCATCCGAGCTGAAGGTCCACGGAATAATTCTTGCTGCCCATCCAATGTCAGCGAGATACTTGAATCCCTGACGCTTCATCACACCACCTTGTGCCAAATGCCACCAGTTGGTTGATGTTTCTACGCCATCCTTATAAGCTCCTAAGTCTGTTCTTGAGGTTAAAAGAGGGTCTAACTGACCAGCTTGAAAGGTGTTTTGTGCTGTTCTGAATCTTGCCATATCATTTTAATATCTTGTACTTGTAGAACCTCTGAACTTAGCAAATCTATCAACAGTTACCCTTCTTGTTGGTTGTTGACTAGAATCTAAATTCTTAGCTCTACGATATTGTAGTCTATATTTTTCCTCATAGATACTAGCCATATCTGTACTTCTTGCTATTGCGTGAGCAAAGACAGATGCTAAATGATATTCCAAAGACAGTATGAAATACTTTGGCATTTCTTCTTCTGCTGGTCTGTAAGTATAATCTGCTATTACTGTGTCAGTAGATTCTAAGTCTGTGTATAATTCGTTGTTAAAAATATCATAGTTGGTTACTGTGTTTCCACCCACAGTAATTCGTTGAACATAAAGATTATCGGTTGGAAGATAAAAGCTCTGTGTCCATATTCCAGTAGGAGCTGTAGCATTGGCTGATAATTGTGTTTGTTTAGTTGCGAACCTCCAGCGACAAGCTGTTAGGTCGCCATCAAGAATGTCATAATATAAATCATTAGCAACACTAGCTTCTGTAGAGCCATCCGTAAAGCTGGAGATTCTATTTGCTCCAATCATTACTATCGCCCTGTTAGCTACTGTTACATTGTTTATCGCCACACTTTAACTCCATTATAAACAAGGGGGATAAATCCCCCTTGCAGTTAGTTGTATTAGGCTTCAATTACTGTTGTTACAGTACTTGAAGTTGAAGCAGATATTATTAAAGTATCAACTACAGTATTTGAACCACCACTAGAAACCATAACTATGTCTCCACCAGTAAGTAATTTGTAGTCGGCTAAAAAATAATCCGTTCCAACTATCGTGCCTATCGCATCACCATCATTATAGTACCAGAGAGCATTTGAAGCTCCCACTTGAGCTACCTTAACAACAGGATTGTCAGTTGAATAAGCCATACTAAATCCTCCTACTCGTCACAGATAACTTCTTCGACACCATTGTCATCAATCATAGCTGCTCCCATTGACATCATAGATGTCGCTAGGTGTGCAACTTTTTCAGGGATATAGTTAATTTCCGTAACTATATCTTGACCAATAGCGTGTCCGACACTTGAACGGTGATATGCAAAAGTTTTTCTATCAGAAGAACCATCAACAGGAAGTCCTGAAAATGCGTAGAACATAAAGCCTAGCCATCTCTTAGCAGTCATACCCCCCGAATACGGGAGTTCGTTAGCTGGAACATAGTCCAAACTAGCGAATTGGGTAAGGTCTAAGAGGTCTGTCCATTGTTTATGTCCAACAACCCAAAATCTGTCGCCATCATCAGGAACATTTCTAGTGCCAAAGTTTTCGAATGTTAGTTGAGCTTTAGCTAGAGAAAGTCCAGCACCACCAACTGCTTGTGAATTAGATGTAGTATCTAATACAGTAGTTAGTTGGTCATCAGTTTTTCTGCCCAACGCCCACGCAGCATTTTGTGCTACTACTTGGCGTTCGTCAATGTTAGTCTTTAACTCGTCTAATTTGTCAATATAATCTGCAGCGTAAAAATCGCTAACAGTTACATCAACTGTGCTGTGAGAAATATCCATTACTGGAACTTCTCCGTGCCTAGACTTGGTAACAGCTTCACCTGTACCAGTCTTTTGGAATCGAGCCTGACTACCGACAACATTATTGAGTGTCCTTATTGTTCCACGAAGCTTTGAACCCATACGCTGATAAGCCATATGGACTTCGGATTCAAACTGCTTAATAAAAGCAGTAGAAATTGTAGAACTCATAACATACCTCGTTATTTATCGTTAGTTGACTTAATGCTCATCATTAAGTCGGTCTTCCTATGTTGTCTTAAACTGTGGGTATGTTATCCAAATGGGCATACTTTAGACGAGCTAAAGGCATAGATAATTATTATTTATTGATTATTACAATTACAATCAACGCACAATACTTTTATATTTTTAATGCATCCCTTGGGAATAGTCGTAACACGACCTACTTCTGAATCTTCGTTTGGATTTTTATCCTTATCTCCGATAATTGTGACAAAGTTTTCATTCTCATTAATGAGAAATCCAACACTTATGACAGTCATTACATCTGCTTTTATTGCTTTTTCCTGTGTAATCCAGCCATTTTCTTGGTCCATAGCATCAACCCATTCCACAAGAATCAGCTTGTCCATTATCCCTCAGGAAATATTTTCTTAAATGATTCCTCTACCTTCTTAATGAAAGTTTCATCCCTATGCTGAGGATGAAAGTATCTTGGGTCTTTCATCATTTTTTCTAATTCTTTTCTACTTTCACTAGCATCTAATGGAGATGATGGTGTTTGCTGTGTAGATACATTTGATTGTGTTTGTTTCATAATTTTTTCAACAGCTCTAACGCTATCAGCAGTTGTAAGATAATCAGCCATTGTATCATACTCATCACCTGACAGTTGTTTCT